GTGATGATGTTGTCGTCACCGTAAAAACTACATGCCAGATGCAGCATGAAATTGCTAAAGCCTCGGAATTTTGGCCTGTTTTCAGTGAGAAGGAGCCAGACGTAATAAGCGTAAATCCAATTTACAAGTGAATTGTCCAATGCAGTCTGTGGTTGTCCTGTCATTTGTCCACCTGGCATTTTAAAGACAAACTTCTGGTACAAGACAAAAGCTCCATCCATGCAGGAATACAATGAATTTCGAATAACGTCATGTTCAATTTCCCACTTTGGATCACAACGCTGGTAAGCAATGTTTGCAATTTTGACACAACACTTCAACACTTCTGGGTGCATCCTGGTATCCCATCCCTTGAAATCTGCAGCAAACCCAACGTCACCAACTCTGGTATGCCAAGCTCTCAAATTTGTCCAATCAACACTGTGAGGATCTATGCCAATTTTAATGGGCAATGATTCAAACAACGTGGTTACTGCAGCAGAAAAAGTATGACAATATTGACGGTGAACCAACGTATAATCAATTGGGCTTGCAATTATTGAACGAGTGTTTGTATCAAAGATTTTTGCTGGTTTCAATGGTTCATCTTTGTTTGAAGCAGTAAAGACAACAGCTGATCGTTCTCCTCTTCGAGCAACTTGAACCAACTGATCACAAGCATGGTTCAACTTCCTTCCAAGTTCAGTTTTTGCAATATGGTAAATTTCACCATCAAACTCAAACAAAGAATTCTTTTTGTGCACACCCATTGAAGTCCACGGAAAACCTGCACTCGAATAACGATAAATTGGATTGCTTCCTGGCAAGGTGGTCCAGCGATTAATGGCTTCAGTTTTGGTCAGCACAGCTAGCCTCACATGTTGTTGTTGCATGACATCTGCAATATGTGTACCAATGTCTTGAACACAGATGTCCAACAAATCTTGGCGCAATGGTTGATTCACACTGTCGTACTTGAGAATTCCGTTCACTATGGGATCATAATCCAAAGAACACCGCGGATCTCGCTTTGACAAAACAGCTGGTTCATAGTGAACTCCAACCTCCAAGCCAGAAAAAGGAGACTTATAATAGTGAGTCTTTGTTGGATAAGATTGCACAAATCCGTCTTTGGTGGTTCCAACTATTGAAATTTTCTTTCCTTCAATTTGCACCGCTTCCTCGAAAAACTCTACGTTCTGATGAGACAACACAACTGCATCTTCACACACACTCTCACTCTGCAATGGCACATCTTCTCTGTAAAGGAAAGCGCCCAAGCCATTAGTTGAGTTAGCAGCAGCATGGAACCCCACAAACTTTTGCGGATAACTTGAATTTATCAAAATGATTGGTGAACCACAATCACCCTTCACTGTCTGAATGGGATTCTCCGTGAAGCCAGTGCTATATCCAGTGTATGAAACTCCAGTCATATTGCGTTTCTGATCGATTTTGCGCACTAGCACTTCTCCAAGAGTCACAATTTGTGTACTAATCATGTTATCGTTCATCTGAGCAAAATACGCTGGTTGACCATCTAGTGAAGTTCTAACTGCTGTTTTAGGCAAAAGATGGGCACAAATATCAGAACATTGTTGCGCACGCTTGTCAACTTCGAAGAACCAAAGATCTCGCTGCTCGTTCACTTCCACTGTCTTCACAATCGGATGCAGAACGTCGCCAACACGAATGTGTGTTGCAACC